AGTTGGCCTTCAAGCTCTTGTACTTGCTCAGCAAGATCATCTACCATATCAACTTTTGATTCTGGTACAGTGATGTAATGCTCAGTAAATACACCTTTCAGCGCATCCATAAATGATTCTGCAATTTCAGTGCGTAAACCATTTTCAACTGCTACACGATTTTCTTCCATCCAGTTTTCTACAACGTAGTTTAAGTAACCATCTACTTTTTCTACTAATTCGTTGCGAATACCAGCAGTTTCTTCTTCTAGATTTTGAGTATACTCATCTTCTAAACGATCAATCTCAGCTGAAACTTTGCTTTTTACGGCTGCTTCAAAGATTGTTGCTGCTTTTTCCTGGAATCCTTCAGACAAAGAATCATCAGAAGATACTAAGGCATCAAGGTCAGCTTCAAAGTCATATGACTCTTTTACTTTACCTTTTGTTTCTTTCATTTCTTCTTCATCATCGTCATCGTCGTCATCGCCGTCTTCGTCATCTTTACCCATCATACTTTCGTAAGCGGCTTGTAAGTCGGCTTTTTTCATCTTGGACATTTCTGAGTACATGGCATTAATAATACCAGCCTTAGTTTTAGGAGCTGCTGCTTCTTCAATAGCTTCTTCAGCTACTACTTCTTCAGCTACTTCTTCAACTTCGGCATCTTCCGCGATGCTTTCCTCGTTCTCAACTTCAACTGTTTCTTCGAGGTTATCATCTTGGAGTTCTACTTCAGTAACATCTTCAATGAGATCCAACTCTTCTACTTTGGTCTCTTCAGACATCTATTATACTCCTTGATTGAGAGTTAAAGTTTTGAGAGGAAATCGTTCCACACCTTCAATTGACTCTCGGCCAACTGGGATGAAGATGCACGCTTGATTTCAGTCTCATATTTTTCAATCTCTTGTTTTTGTAACATACCATTTTCCCAGATCCATTCGACGCCTTCCATAATCCCATTAACGAAAGCTTCTGGTGCTGAGGGATCTTGAACAATGTCCACTGTCGCAAGAATGAAATCATTGCCTACGACATTTACTCCGTTACGGTTTACAAGAGTACCCATACCACGACTTGAAACACCCAACTGAACACCGCCTTCGACAAGACCTTTTACAATCTGTCCCATAGGAGTATCTAGTACAAGTGCTTTCCCCATCACATTATTACCATCCCACTTAAGTTCGGTAATACGATGAGAAACTTTATCCAGATTAATTGTAGGTCCTTCAGGGTGATTTAGTTCACCCACAGCTCTACCACGACTAACCTGTTCTGTAACATATTTATTTACGGCTGATTCCATAACTCCGCGAGGATAAACACGGCCGTTTCTATTTTTAGACTCAGCCTGCATAAAGATACCTTCAATGATGGTATTCTTTTTACCGTTCTTTTCTTCGGTAACATAGCTTAGATTATCTTCATAAAGTTCTGTAATAAGCTTCATTTAATTATGCTCCCATAAGATCTGCGAATTCCTTCGCAGACTTTTCTGCTTCTTTAGCATTCTTATATTTATCGTCTAGCAAATTGCCATCGATATAGACAGAAAACTTGGAACCCTTCTGTTTAATAACAGCTTTAGATTTCTTACCAACTTTAAGAGTTTTTACTTCTTTTTCAGAAGCTTCACTCAAAGTCAGTGTCTGTCTCAGTTCCTTGAACTTCATCTGTCCCGATATCCTGTTCTAATTCTTGTGTTACACCATTATATGTATCATTAGCAATTTCAATCTTTTTTGCGTCAATAGCCGCATTTAATTTACTTGCCATTAAATCATTAAATGTATTATTAGCATTAGCAGTTTTTTCATTTGCTAATGCGTCGATTAAATCAATTGTATTAGTCATTTACTCACCTTTTACTATATTTATAATAAATTAAATTTCAAGGTCATCTTCATCTGGAATTTGACCAGATGCTCTTTCGGCATCAATTTGTTTTGACATCATATCTATATCTTCATCAGATTGTCTGAGAATATTCTTTTGAACCCACTCTTTAGAGTAATAATTACCAACATACTCATCTAATTGAGCAAGCAGCTCTAATCTTTCTCTAATAATTTCTGCTTCTTTTAATTCTGAGAAATATGAATCGCGAATAAAGTCGACAGAAATATTTTCTCTAATGTTTCTCCAATCAGTCTCAGTAATAATACCTTTTAAAAGTAACTGAGTTTTAAGGAGATCTAAGAATAACCAAGAGAATTTTTTACGAAGACGGTTAATAAATTTCTGGAATTTAACCTCGTCTCTCGAAATTTCAGTAGAACGTCCAAGTGAGAATTGAGCTTCTTGCTCTAATCTATTTACTGGAACGTTTAATGATCTATATAGCTTTTTCTGGAAGTAGAAAATATCATCAATTTGACCTAGGTTTTCTCCACCTGGTAATGTTGTAATTTCTGTACCTCTACCACCTTCACGCCGTGGGAGCCAGAAATCTTCTAACATTGACATATGTTTACGATCGTCTTTGATTTCACCAGTAGACGCATCATAAACTAATTTGTTT